AATAAACAATTAGGGGATATGTGAACTAAATTGGCTAATAAAGATTTTAAGGTAAAGAATGGGTTAGATATCCAGACCCCCCTCCCTGTTTCTATGGGTGGAACTGGACAGACCTCTAATGCCAATACTCTTAATTCTTTATTGCCGTCCCAGGCGGGAAATAATAATAAAGTCTTATCAACAGACGGAACTAACCCTACTTGGGTAGCACAAGCAACTGCATATCAAAGAGGCGGAACAGCAAGTAGGCCACAAGCTCCTACAGCTGGAGATCTTTATTATAATACAGACACAAATGTTTTTGAACAATATACATCTTTAGGATGGTTTCCAATTGCTGTTGCTCCTGGAGCACCTACTGGCGTAACCGCCACAAATCAAGGATCTGGGCGGGCTTATAATAACGGAAGAATGTCAGTTGCATTTACTCCAAATACTAGCGCTGGCGCTCCAAGTTCATTTATAGTTACTCCAACTCCAACAACATCTCCATCAACATTTACAACTACATCGTCTCCAGTTACAATAACTGGCCTTGCTTCAAGCACACAATATACTTATACAGTTACAGCATCTAGCGCATATGGCACATCTGCTGCTTCATCGGCATCATCAGGCGTTACTGCAACAACTGTGCCTGCTGCGCCAAGCATAACTGCAACAGCAGGAAATGCACAGGCAGATGTTACAATTACACCAGGTGCAACTGGTGGATCAACAATTACTCAATATTCAATAACATCAAATCCTGCTACAACTACACAAACTACTTCAAATACAACATATACATTTACAGGATTAACAAATGGTACATCATATACGTTTACTGCTAGAGCAATAAATGCAAATGGTACATCTGCTGCATCATCGGCAAGCAATAGCATCACTCCAGTTTCATTAACTGTTAGTGGTGGAACATTGTATTCAGATGCTACATATAATTATAGGGTATTTACAGGAAATGGCAGCTTAAGTGTTTCTGGAGGATCATTAAGTGCAGATATATTGGTAATTGCAGGTGGTGGAGGAGGATCTACTGGTCCAGGTGCTGGTGGTGGCGCAGGAGGACTATTATACTTTGCAAATCAATCAATTTCTGGAACTAATAACGTAACAGTTGGTGGAGGTGGACCAAATGCAACAAATGGTGTTGATTCTCAATTCGGATCGCTTACTTTGGTTAAAGGCGGAGGAAAAGAATCTACTCAAGGAGGTTCTGGTGGCGGCGGAAACTATGTTGTTAGAAACTCTGAAGGTCAACCCATTGCTGGTCAAGGCAATGCTGGTGGTAAAGGAGGAAGCTATCCAAGAGACTACTCTGTAGGAGCTTATACTTCTGGAGGTGGTGGTGGAGCAGGATCTGCTGGAACTGATGCCTTTAATAATGATGGTGGTTATTCTGGTAATGGCGGAAGTGGGGTTTCTACTTACTCTTCTTGGGGTGTTGCAACTGGATATGGACAAAATATATCTGGAACTTATTGGTTTGCGGGTGGCGGTGGAGGAGGAGGTAATAGCCATCAGTATGGTGGAACTCAAACACCTGGTTCAGGAGGCAACGGTGGAGGCGGTGCGGGCGGAGTTGGATCTGGAGGACAAGTTGGAATAAATGGAACTAATTTTACAGGCGGCGGCGGAGGTGGTGGTGGATATAGTTGGCCTCCAAATGCTAATGGTTCAGGTGGTAACGGCGGTTCAGGAATAGTAATAGTCAGATACGCTAAATAGTTTAATGCTATAATTAAATATAATCCAAAAGGGGACAGTGAACCAACTTGGCAGACAAAGACTTTAAAGTTAAAAATAAGCTCATAGTCAATGGGCTTAATAATGCATCTGGCGTAATTCTTGCCACTAATAATAATTTAGATTCACATAATCTCCTTCCGACCCAATATGGCGGAACTGGAACAACTCAATCTCCAACTTCTGGACAAGTTCTATATTCAACATCTGGTTCAACATATACCCCAACAACCCTTGCTGATCTAGTATCTGGATCTAAATATCAGGCAGATGCTCCATCATCGCCGTCCGTCGGACAGATATGGATTGAATCTGATTCTAACTCAGATGTATTTGATCAAAATATTCTCCGCCGTCACACATTTACGGCGACGGCAGGACAAACAGCATTCACAGCATCAGTAGCATTTGTAGATGGATATGAGCAGGTCTACTTTAACGGACTATTGCTTCTACGTACAGCAGATTATACGACTTCTTCTAATACCACCGTCACTTTAGTATCAGCAGCGGCGGCAGGGGATATAATCGAAATAGTAACAATAACCAATCTAAATTCAGTAAATACATATACTCAATCTGAGATAAATGCTCTTATTGCAGCAAACTCTTATATATCTCCAGTCTCTATTTCTAGCAATACAAATTTATTAACAAAAAAACGATATTTTGTTACATCAGCATCTGCGTTAACTCTGACGCTTCCTGCGTCTCCTACGCTAAATGATGAAATTCAGATACTAGATGCTTCTGGAAATGCTTCGACGTATAATATTACAGTAGCCCGTAATGGTCAATTAATCAACGGGAATGCAGGAAATTTAATTATAGATAATAATGGTGGCTGGTATACATTACTTTATACTGGTAGCACTTATGGATGGAAGGTTGGATAATGCCAGATATTAGAACAACTGGACTCGGAGGAGTCCCTAAAGGTAATACATCTAATCGATCTGTTCAATTCCCCTCACCTCAAGTTGGAGATGTTTATTATAATGGACAACTTGAGATTCTTGAAATATATAATGGAACTACTTGGGTAGCAGTATCTGCTCCGCCAGCAACTCCTAGTATTGCAACACCAATAGATGCTTCTACTTCAGATGCATACTCTTCGACTGCTGGAAAACTATCAGTAGTTTTTACTCAAGGTTCTGGTGGAGGAACTCCAAATCAATATAATGCATATACAACATCTGGTGGCTATTCTGCATATTCTAATACAACAACCGTATTAATTGCTGGATTAAATCCAGGAACTACATATACAGTTTATGGAAATGCTCAAAATAACTTTGGAACAACTGTTAATACAGCAAATGCATCAGCTGTTACCCCAACTACACTTCCAGAAGTAAGAACTATTGGTACGGCAACAACTAATACTTCTAATACAGATGTAGTTGTTACGTGGACAAACGGAAATAATGGTGGAAAAAGTTTAACATCTATAACTATTACTCCATTTCTTAATGGAGTTACTGCTGGAACTCCACAAACAGCATCTTCAACAAGTGCTACTTCTCATGCATTTACTGGATTAACATCAGGCTCAAGCTATACTTTTAAGGTTACTGCTACAAACGGTAATGGAACATCAGCATATTCATTGGCAACAAACTCAGTAACAATTCCCTCTTTTGTATCTGTAGATTATTTAGTTCTTGCAGGAGGCGGAGGTGGGGCTGCCGTTTATGGTGCAGGCGGTGGAGCAGGGGGGCTACGTTCTTCTGTAACATCTACTGGAGGTGGACTGCCTGCAGAATCTTCTTCATTAATTATAAAAAATACAAACTATAGTGTTCAAGTTGGCGCAGGTGGTACAGGTGGATTTAATAATGGACAAACTAGAGGAAATAATGGAACTAACTCAATTTTTTATAATATAACATCAACTGGTGGCGGAGCAGCTGGAACATCACAATATAATGAATCTGATAAAATTGGAAACAATGGTGGATGTGGCGGAGGATCAACCAATAATGCTACACCAGGAACTGGAACAAGTGGTCAAGGATATAATGGAGGAGGTTCATTCAATGGAGGTAACTATGGCTCTGGCGGCGGTGGAGGAACTGGTTCAGCAGGAACAAATGGAACAAGCACTGTTGGTGGTAGTGGAGGAAATGGAACTTCCATAAATATTACTGGTTCATCGGTTATATATGGTGGCGGTGGAGGTGGTTCAACATTTCAAGGAGGAACTGCAGGAAATGGGGGATCTGGCGGAGGTGGGGCTCCTGGAGCTGGTGGAACAAATAATAATGGAGGAAATGGTACAGATGGACTTGGTGGCGGCGGTGGTGGATCTGCATATCAAAATAGCGTAGGCACTTTAGGCGGTAATGGTGGTTCTGGTGTTGTTATTCTTCGTTGGCTAACGTCTTCTGGAACTATTTCTGTTGGTGCAGGATTAACTGCTGATGCAACTCAAACAACTGGTTTGTATTCATATAAACGTATTACAGCAGGTACGGGAACGGTGAGTTGGTCATAATGGCACATTACGCATTTTTAGACGATAATAATATTGTTACAGAAGTTATTGTCGGAATTGATGAAACAGAATTAATTGAAGGCAAGGATCCAGAAACCTGGTATGGAGAATTTAAAGGTCAGACATGTAAAAGAACTTCATACAATACAGCATTTAATTCTCATAAAGAAGGTAAATCTCCATTTAGAGGTAACTATGCTGGAATAGGATATGCCTATGATTCTAATTTTGATGTATTTATTCCTCCTAGACCATTCCCTTCTTGGAAATTAAATTATAATACATATACTTGGGAAGCACCATCTCCAATGCCAGATTTAGAGCCTGGAATACGCATTCAATGGTCTGAAATTAATCAAGAATGGGTTACAATTTCAGTTGGTGAATAATGTCTAGAATACGAGATATAGCAAACTTATTTAGCGGAAATACAGATGCAGCAACTGATGCTGAAGTTACCGCCGCAATTAATTCTCATAATACAACTGCTAATGGACATGTTAAAAGAGGAAACACTGATTCTCGTCCCGCCTCACCTTCAAATGGCGATGTATACATGAACACTCAACTTGGCTATCCAGAATTTTATAATGGTTCTGTTTGGATTCCAATCGGTGCAACTCCAACTGCGCCAACATCTGTTGTAGCAACAAATCAAGGAACTGGGCGGGCATTTAATAATGGTCAAGCATCTGTTGCATTTACAGCAGGAACAGTACCAGGATCTACATATACAATAACATCATCTCCAGGTAATTATTATAATACTGGATCAACATCTCCGATCCTTGTAACAGGTTTGCAATCAAATACATCTTATACTTTTACTGCTACCTCTTCTAGCGTATATGGCACATCTGCTGCATCATCTGCAAGTAGCGCAATTACTGCAACTACTTTGCCACAAGTGCCAAGTGTTAGCGCAACTGCAGGAGCTAATCAAGCAACATTAACGCTAACTGGAGCAAATGGTGGATCTTCTATAACTTCATGGTCAATTACATCAAGTCCTGCAACTACTACACAAACAGCAACGTCTTCTCCATATACTTTTACAGGTTTAACAAATGGTACTGCTTATACTTTTACAGCAACTGCTACAAATGCTAATGGTACGTCTACTGCATCAGCAGCAAGCAACTCGGTAACTCCAATTAATCCAATTCCAACAAGTATAGACTACCTTGTTGTAGCAGGAGGCGGAGGCGGTGGTTGGTCAGTAGGTAATGGTTGTGGTGCTGGTGGCGGTGCTGGTGGATATAGAACATCTACTCTTTCAAATGTTTCTGGAAACACATATACAATAACTATTGGAGGCGGAGGTTCATCAGTAAATAATAATGGAGCAAATGTTCCAGCAAACAGTGGAGTATCATCTTCTTTGAGCCTTGGAGGAAGCACACTTCTTCAATCGTCAGGCGGTGGCGGCGGCGGCGCTGGAGATAATTCAGTTGGTCGTTCAGGAGGTTCTGGCGGAGGAGGCTCTCCTTCAAGTGGTTCTGGTGGTTCTGGAAACTCTGGAGGATACTCTCCATCAGAAGGTAATAATGGAGGAGGTCCAGGAAGCGGTAGCGATGCTCCAACTGGTGGCGGCGGTGGTGCTAATGCTGCTGGTCAAGCTGCTCCTAGTAGTTCAGTTTCTGGAAATGGCGGAGCTGGTAAACAATGGTTAGACGGAAATTATTATGCTGGAGGCGGCGGTGGAGGAACACAGTCTGGAGGTACAGCAGGTTCTGGTGGAATCGGCGGTGGAGGAAATGGTGGAAATAGTGGTGCAGGCTCAGATAATACTGGAGGAGGCGGTGGAGGAAACCTAAAACCAAATACTGGAAATAATGGAGGTTCTGGAGTTGTAATTTTAAGATATCCAGATACATTTGCAAATCCAACTGGAACAACTGGATCTCCTACAGTTACTTCATCTGGAGGATATAAGTATTTTAAATTTACAGCAAATGGAAGTATTACATTCTAATGGCTAAATTAATTCGAGTATGGGATGGAACACAGTGGCAATCTGTTGGAGCCGCCCTACCTTATAACTATATAACCATTAATGGCTCACAGGTAAATCTTGGCGGAAGCGTAACAATCCCTACAGGCCCTACTGCTCAAGCAGTATCATCTAACATTACAATGGCGGCAAACTATAACTACTTTGTAGATACAACAGCAGCAAGAACTCTTACTCTTCCTGCTTCTCCTGCCCTTGGAGATACAATTGTTATTTATGATGCATCTGGGACGGCGGCAACAAATAACATAACAATAGCAAGAAACGGCAATAAGATTAATGGAGCATTAGATAATGCTATAATAGACGTAAATCAATCAAGTTCCTTATTTGTATATACAGGATCAACAGTTGGATGGAGGTTCGACTAATGCCAATTTATAAGTCATCGAATTCAGGTATTCCTTTTGGTAATACTTCAGGTCGCCCATCTTCTGCAAATACAGGACAGCCTTATTTTAATGGCGAAATTGGACGTTTAGAACTTTATACTTCTACTGGATGGCAAAATGTTGTTCAAGAAACGCCTGGTGTTGCATCAATTACAGGAAATTACTCAGAAGCAACAAATTCTGGAACCATTACTATTTCTGGAACTAACTTTGTTTCTGGAGCAGTTGCTTATGCTGTAGGCACAAATGGGGTTGAAGTAAGTGCTACATCAACAACGTATAATTCTTTAGTTCAATTAACAGCTACATTTACAGGACTGTCTAATTTATATGAACCTTATGATATAAAAGTTACTAACCCATCAAATTTATTTGGACTAATACCAGATGCACTTTATGTAAATGCAAGTCCAGTTTGGACTACATCATCTGGATCTTTAGGTACATTTTATGAACAAGTTTCTGTTTCTGTTTCTGCAACAGCAACAGATTCAGATTCTACAATTTCATATGCATTAGCATCTGGATCATCTCTTCCTTCTGGATTATCTTTAAATTCTTCAACTGGAGCAATTACTGGAATTCTTCCAGATATATCTACTCAAACAACATATTCTTTTACAATTAACGCAACAGACGGACTTAATACAATTCCAAGGACATTCAGTATTACATCTTTGGTAAATCAAGCCCCAACTTGGACTACGTCTGCTGGAACATTAGCAACAATTTATGATTCAGGAAGATCTAATTATTCTGTATCAGTTGCCGCAACAGATCCAGAATCAGCTTCATTAACATATTCTTTAATTTCTGGAACACTGCCACCGTCAATGACTTTAAATACTTCAACTGGTGCAATTAGTGGAACAACTTCTGCTGTTGCGACTGACACCACATACTCATTTGTTTTAGGAGTTTCGGATGGAGTAAATCCTGTAGTGTCAAGATCATTTAATATTATTGTAAAAGCTCCATTAGCACAAACATTTACATATACTGGAGCAGATCAATCATGGACAGCTCCTACTGGAGTTAACTCTGTAATTGCAAAAATGTGGGGTGCTGGAGGAGGATCTGGTAAAGGTGGAACAGCAGGAACTGGTGCTTATGGAACTGGAACTATTTCTGTTACTCCAGGAAATGTATACAAGATTATAGTTGGTCAAGGTGGATTGAGAGGTCCAGTACTTAACTTCTCTGGAGGCGGTGGCGGCGGGTATGCTGGAATGTTTTTAAATAATACAGCATCTATTGCAAATGCTTTAATGATAGTCGCTGGCGGCGGCGGTGCAGCTGGAAATAATCAAGTAAATGGAGAGCAGGGATTTGGTGGCGCTGCTGGAGCATTTTCTGGAAATGGTAATAATGGATATGTAGACGGTAGAGGTGGGAATACTAATGGAATGGGTAAAGGTGCAACTCAATCTGCTGGTGGGGCAAAGGGATTTAATGCTCTAAACGCACTGGCAGACGGTGCAGCATTAAGAGGAGGATACGCTCAAGGAGGAAGCAACAATACTTTTGGAACGGCTCAATATGGTGGAGGAGGAACATCATGTTCTGACTCTGGCTGGTATGCCCCAGGAGCAGGAGGTGCTGGATATTATGGTGGAGGAGCAGGATCAAATGATGGTGGATATGGATCAGGCGGTGGTGGAGGGTCAAGTTATTATAATCCATCATATGTAACTTCAGTATCTTCAACAGCAGGAAATGATGGCGGAACAACAGCTAAATCAGCACCAAATAATGGAGATTCAAGATATGTAGCTGGAGTTGGAGCAACATCTGCTTCATCTGATGGTGGAAATGCTTTAGTAGTATTAATATATTAATACTATAATTGGTATAATAAAATTATGAGTTATCAGCTCAAAGTAATCAAAGATTATCCAATCGGATTTTGGCCGCTTGATGAATCTTCTGGCGCAACCGCCACAGATATATCTGGATGCGGCAATAATGGAACATATACAGGATCTCCCGCAACTAACATGCTACCGCTTGTACCAGGCGGAATTTCTGGAACACGTATTACAAATACAGCATATGTAACATTTCCAATTACTAAAGATTTTTATGGCGCAAATGTTGGGGCGGGATTCGGAACAAAATACACTTCAGATAATGACTTTACCTTAGAAGTATGGTTTAATCAATCTATAGAGTCTTCTAATGAAACACCTATTTTGGCGGATTTAACAAATGATATTGGTCTATTTTGGGAAAATGGAGATATCGTATTTAAGGTGTCTGATACAAATTCTATTAGGTGGGCAATTGAAAATCCAACTAAGGCATTGCATATTGTAGGAATATATACAGGTGGATCAATAAAGTTATATGTAGATGGAGAAGAAGTAGCTACAGAAATTGTAGAAAACTTTAAATTTACCAATACCTCAATATCTTTACAGTCTGGCCCAACCACAGTTAATACAGATAGTTTTATTGTAGATGCCCCAGCTGTCTATAGATATTCATTATCTAAGTTTTCTATTTTGAAGCATTTTGTAGACGGAAACATTTCTTGCCAGCCATTGCATATTGCATATCCAGAAGAAGGAACATTATTTAGTTGTACCGACGCTAGAATAAAGGTTAACTTTGAATATGTATTTGGGGTAGATAATAATTGGTCGGATTTAATAAATTCAGATTCCTATTATGATGAGGCTAATGGATATGTATCGTTTTATAAAACAGAAACATCTACTTCAAAAGAATTAATTATAGAAAGATCATTCTTAATTCCGTCAGATATTGGCCTAATTACTTCAAAGGTGGAATGGAGTAATAGATTGGGAATACGTGTATATTCAAAGGAATCTGAATCTGCATCATGGCAGGAATGTACAAATGGAAGACCATTACCACAATATCAAAAGGGTGCATTTAATTCATCAAATCAAGTCTTTATAAAAGTTGTTATGTCTACAATAGATGCCAGCAAATATCTACCTAGACTATCTAAATTATTTATAAGATTCTATTCAAACAATAACTTATTTGCAGATAACTTTGGCGATAAAATTGAATCATCTTCAGATTATTATTTGGGCGGGACAAATTATCACGTTCTATCCAGAGAAATAGATAATGGAATTAGACCAAAAACTAATACTGGATTTGATTTAACTACAATATCTGAATTAAAGACTATAGAGTTATTTTTTACACCTGAAGATATTTCTGCCACCACTTTATTTTTTGATCCGACCACTAGCTCGAAGTTTGGCTGGAATGGGTCAGGAACGGTCTCTAAGGCCTCTGTAAGCAAAGTTTACATCAATGGGGTAGATAGGACCTCAGCTACCTCCATAAGCAGCCATATCGTCGCTAAACAGCCACATCATATTGTATTAGTTTTATCACAAGCTGTGACTGGAACCCTTCATTTTAATTATGAAACTTCAGGCGGAGGGGCAAGTCACCTATATAACAATATTATGGTTTATGAGAGAGAGCTTTCAGATTCTCAAATTACCTCTCATTTTAATTTATATACAAGCAAACCAGCGCAATCTTTGGCAGAACCAGTCATTACCCTGACAGAAACAGCACCAAAGTATTATAATAACGATTACGTCGTTGTCAATTTTGCATAAAAAAGACATCCAGCCTGACAAAAAGCTGGACTTTGACTATAAAGAGTGGTAAAATAAAACACATGAGTATTAAAACCACCACCATTGAAAATGAGACCCGCCTTGGAATATATGTCTGGGAAATGCCAGACGGACGGTGGATTGGTGACGACGAAGGAAATTATCTATCAGTCACATCAATGAAAGGCAATAAATCTAAGATCGACGCCCTTGCAAGAGAGGTTCGTTCTTACGGAATTTATGAAGGGCAGCCAAAGTTTTTAGAGGGACGTAGAAAAATTGATGATGAGGAACTTCATTACCAACAGCAGAGACTTGAGTGGGGCTTGATTCCAGATCCTCTAGATATTGGTAATTATAAGGATGAAATGAGGAAAGCAAAATAATGACAGCAGAGTTTATTGAAGATTCAGATTCTCAAGAGATTGAGATTTCAAATGCTGCAGATTGGGCAAAGTTTCATTCTCCAACAATTCAAAAAACAAACGACCCATTTAAGATTGAAGGCGAAGACCTTACTAAAGTATCTGGGCTAAGCCCAGCATTCCGTCGGAAGATGAATAGAGATCTTCAAAAAAAATTCTCTGGTATTGACGGAACAGGGACACAACAGAATTTATTGCAACAGGCTATCACAGGATATGCCATGTTCGACCTTGTCGAACCTCCATACAATATGGAGTATCTATCACAGATTTATGAAATATCTGCATATAACTATTCAGCAATTAATGCTAAGGTTGCAAATATTGTGGGATTAGGTTTTGAATTTATTGAAACCCGCAAAACAATTGAAGCAATGGATAGCATAGACAACGAAGTACAATTAGAGCGGGCACGTAGAAAGCTTAATAGACTTCGTCAAGATCTACATGAATGGCTAGAAGATTGCAATGAAGAAGAAACATTTAAAGAAACACTAATCAAATTTTATACAGACGTAGAAGCAACAGGAAACGGATACCTTGAAATAGGTAGAACATCTGCAGGCAAAATTGGATATGTTGGACATATCCCAGCAAAGACAATGCGTGTTCGTCGTTTGCGTGATGGATTTATTCAATTGCTATATGGCAAGGCTGTATTCTTCCGTAATTTCGGAGATCAAGAAACTCCTAATCCAATTTCAGGCGGTCTAGATAGACCAAACGAAATTATTCATATGAAGAAATACACGCCGCAAAATAACTATTACGGCATTCCAGATATCGTATCAGCAGCAAATGCTATGAGCGGAAATGAATTGTCTGCCAAGTACAACCTTGATTATTTTGAAAACAAGGCTGTTCCACGATATATTATTACTGTAAAGGGCGCAAAGCTCTCAACAGAATCAGAGCGTAAGCTTCTAGAATTTTTCCAGGTCGGACTTAAGGGTAAGAATCATAGATCTCTTTATATTCCTTTGCCCCCAGATTCACCAGATTCAAAGGTTGAATTTAAGATGGAGCCAGTTGAGGCAAATCCACAAGAGTCATCATTTAATACGTATCGCAAGATGAACCGTGATGAAATTCTTATGGCTCACCGTACTCCAATTAATAAAATCGGAACTCCAGAAGGAATTAATTTGGCGGCAGCAAGAGATGCCGATAAGACATTTAAAGAGCAGGTATGTCGTCCAGCACAGGATATTCTAGAGAAGAAACTAAATAGATTAATCTCAGAAATGACAGATGCTCTAGAAATTAAATTCAATGAATTGGCTCTCACAGATGAAGACACATTGTCTAAGATTGATGAGCGTTATTTGAGAATGCAGGTAATTACTCCAAATGAGGTTCGTATCCGTAAGGGTATGGTTCCATTAGATGGTGGAGACGAGATTGTTCAATTAAAGCCACAGCAACAGGCAGAAATTCGAGCCCAGGCTGGAAATACTAGAGCCAGATCTCAAGAACGTCAAAATACCCAGCCAGATATTTCTGGAGAGGGGCGAAATGAACAAGGGGCTGGAAGACAAGTCGAGTAGTCCTACTCAACCATTTATTTGCCTTTTGATGTGTAAATAAATATAATTAAGCATATGAATATTGAGAAATCTTTGTGGTCCTCAAATGGCGATAACATCAGCCTTTCAGTACCATTTACAAAAGTCAACCGTGAGAAGAGAACTGTCTCAGGTTTTGCAACACTTGATAATCTAGATCAAACAGGCGATGTTGTAACAGCAGAAGCTTCATTGAAAGCATTCGAATCTTTCCGTGGAAACATTCGTGAAATGCACGGTTCAAATGCTGTTGGCAAAATGGTTTCATTCAAGCCAGAAACATTTTATGATCCAAAGAGCGGCGAGTTCTATAACGGTGTATATGTAGACGCATACATCTCAAAGGGTGCACAAGATACTTGGGAAAAAATTCTTGACGGCACACTACAAGGTTTTTCAATTGGCGGAAAGATTGTAGACTCAGAAAACGAAGTTAATAAGTCTACAGGTAAGCCAGTAAGATTTATTAAAGAATATGCATTAATAGAATTGTCTGTTGTAGATTCCCCAGCAAACGAACTTTGCAATATCTTGTCCATTCAGAAAATGAATGGCCAACTTATTTTTAAAGGGATGGCGGCAGACGTTGTAACAGAGAACATTTTTTATTGTGAGGATTCAGACTCAATATTCATTTCTACAGAGTCTTCATATAATTCTCCAGTTACAGGAAATCCAGCCACACTAATTGGTTGGGTTGAGTCAAACGACACAAACAAGGCTAAAGAAATAGATAAAATTCTTGCTTCATTCAAGAAGTCAAGATTACCGTTGCCTGATACAAATACAATCGCAAAACAGGCAAACGCAGAAGGAGGTAATGAAGTGTCAGAAAACACAGAAACAGTTGCAGCAGTCGAAGAGACTCCTGTAGCAGTAGAAGAGACAGCACCTGCCGCTGAGGCTCCTGCCGAAGCAGCACCAGCTGAAGCTCCTGCAGAAGTTGCAGCAGCAGAAGACGCTCCTGCCGAAACTCTGGAAAAAGCAGCCGACGTATCAGAAGTTATGGTTGATGAACCTGATTTTGCAAAGATGCTCGGTGATCTTAAGGGATTCTTCTCAGATACGCTTGCAAAGGCATCTGAGGCAAACGCAGCGCAGGTTACAACAATCAAAGAGACTGTTGAAACATTCAGCAAGAGCGTAGATACTCGTATTTCAGAATTGGCAGATCAGCATGCAGCACTTTCAAAGGCTGTAGAAGATATCAAGAACACCATCGACACAGTCGAGAAGCGTGTTGACGCAGTCGAATCAGAGACTGCAATTAAGAAGTCCTCGGACCTTGGCGGGTCTCAGGAAGTAACAATAAAGAAATCAAAATGGAACGGTTCTTTCCTCGGTTCCGTAAACGAACTCTTTAACTAAAAAAGGTAGGTGAAAATAAAACAATGAGCAATGAAACATTAGAAAAAGCAATTGCAGCAGGTACAACTGCTACAGCCACATTTGCTTCCACTACAGGTGGAACAGGCACACATCGTGCTTCCGAAAACGGAAATGGTGGATTGCTTAATCCAGAACAATCAGCTCGCTTCCTAGACTACATGTTCGACGCTACCGTAATTGGTAAGGTCGCACGTACTGTCCGAATGAGAGCAGATACAACTGAGATTGATCGTATGTCAGTTGGTGAGAGACTTATGACTCTCGCTACTGAAGGAGACCAGACTGGTGCAAACGCAGCAGTAACATTCTCCAAGATCTCTCTTACAACAAAGAAGCTTCGCTTGGATTGGGAGCTTTCAACAGAATCTCTTGAAGATAACATCGAAGGTGCAGATCTCGAAGATCATATTGCACGTATGATGGCAACACAGGCAGGTAACGATATCGAAGACCTAGTACTTAACGGTACAGGAACTGGTAGCGGATTCCTTTCAGCATTCCAGGGTGTCGTTGCAAAAGCAAAGGCAAACGGACGTGTTGTTGACGCAGGTGGTGCAGAAGTATCACGTGCAGTATTCAATTCAGCACTTAAGGCTATGCCTCGTAAGTACAAGCAACGTCGTAATGACCTTCGCTTCCTTGCAGGTTCAAACCTAATCCAGGATTTCTTGTACAAGAACAGCATCACTGCTGGTACAGCAAATCCAGAAGATATCGCTTCAAGCGTTATCCGTGGACAGCAAGTAGCACTTGGCGGTCCAGCAGGTTTCGTAGCACCATTCGCATTCGGTATTCCGATTGTTGAAGTGCCACTTCTTCCTGAAACACAAACTGGTGATTACACAGGAGCAGCTGGTTCACACGGCGACATCCACTTGACATTCCCAAATAACGTAGTTATTGGAATCAAGCGTGACGTTACTGTTTACCGCTTCTTCTGGCCAAAGAAGGATAGCATTGAATATACAATGTTTACCCGTGTTGGCACACAAATCGAGCAGGCAGACTGCTGGGTTGTTGTAAAGAACGTTAAGGTCGCTTCCTAATTTATAGGATTTAGATCCGCTGAAAAGCCCCTAAATTAAATTTTGGGGGCTTTTCCTTTTAATTTAACAATGCTATAATTGAATTACTTAGAGCAAGGAGTATATATGTCATTCGAGACATTAAAAATAGCTGAACTAAAAAAGATAGCTGAAGATTTCGGTGTAGAGATTGAAGGCTTAAAGAATAAAACTGATATTATTGCAGCACTCTCAGAAGAGGGAGTAACTTGGTCGGTATATCAAAAGACCATTAAAAAGTTGGAAGAGGAAGAAGATATGGCTACAGATACACTACCAAAGCCAGAAATAAAAAAAGTTAATCCAGAAGACACAGTCCTTGTAAAGATGGAGCGTCAGAATTATAGCTACCAGACTCATGGATTTACATTTACAAAAGAGCACCCATACGCTGCTATGGACAAAGATACAGCTCAAGACATTTTTGATAAGGAGGAAGGTTTCAGATTAGCAACCCCTAAAGAGGTTCAGGAATTTTACCACTAATCTAAGCCTTTAAAATGGCAGAGATACTATTAAAATCACAATCCCCAATTACTCATCAAGTATATTGGAATGGAGATATTGGTACACCAAATGCTTTACCAACAGTAAAGCTTTATGACGTTACAAATGATCCAGCCATTAGTCCTTCATTATCCCCAACCGTAGTTCTTGAGACACTTACATCTGTTGCTGATGAAAATAATCCAGGCTCTTATACAGTCTATATTCCATTTCAGTATACAGATAGAAATAGAAGTTTAAGACTAAAGTGGGAATATTATATTGGAGAAAAATATATATCTCGTGAAGACGAAGTATATGTTGTAACGCCATATGTAGATTTTAATCATGTTCAGGATTTAGGATTTAGCATTGATTCCTCAGATCCAGAATATAAATCATATAAAGAATTAATTTTGGCAGAAAGATATGCTCGTAAACAAATAGAGCAATATACTGGTCAAAAGTTTTATTTATATGATGATGTATACACCCTCTATGGATACGATTCAGACACCCTGCCTTTGCCAGCAAAAATACAAGACCTTCATGAGCTATATGCAAATGATATCCTTCTATTAGATAATCTTAATTCAATTAACAATTGGAATTACGATGTTGAAATAAGTACTACTGGATATGGAATAAGAGTTAACCGTGCTAATATGCTAGACAATACTGTTTATACTGCAAATGGTATGGTTCCTCCAAGTATTCATGACGGAAGCGGAGTTTTTAGATCAGGAGTTCAATATAAAATTCAAGGAAGATTTGGCTGGGATAAGGTTCCTGATGATGTTGAATTAGCTGGTGTAGAATTAATGAAAGACTATTTCTCAAAGGACAAGACCTGGAGAAATAAGTATATAAAGAACATTTCCACGTTTGACTGGGATTTTGAATATACTTCAGAAGCATATGCAGGAACAGGAAATGCTTACGCAGATAGACTTCTTGCCGATTACGTAATGGTAAGCAAGGTGGAGATTATCTAATGTATGATCTCATAGACTCCGTCTTGTCTATGCAGTTGGATGTCTATAGACAATATGAAATTCAAGACCCTGATACAGGCGCAATTAAGCGTGAATGGCATTATCATAGAACAGTTGATTGTCACGCAAAAGGCGTAATCAGTAATTCTGCAACAACACGCTCCAGCGATAAGCAGGTATTTAGTAATAAATATATGAATGATCAAATCATTCAAGTTCGCACCTCTGAAAAACTTACAATACGTGAAAAGGTTACAAATATAAGAGATAAGTCTGGAAATGTAATCTGGTCTGAAATAAATTTTCCAACAGAAACACCAACAGTATTTGAAGTAATTGGTACAACTCCAGTCACAGATCCATTTGGAGCTGTTATTGCATATAACTCATCTATGAAGAGATCGGAGAACCAGCAAATTGGACAATAGTGTAATGTTGGTTCAAGCCGCAAGCGGGCTAGAGAGATTAATGGTGGGCAATAGAAATAATCCTATGCTCAAAGACTCTACAGTTGCTCAGATATCAGCTTATATGTATTATAATGCTCAAGTTATATCTAAACTATCAACCAATAAAGCATTTCAGTCTAAATTTTCATCTGTGATATTCACCCAGATAGATAATGACTTTGGCGAGTATATTGATGCTTTAGCTAGAACTAGACCAAAATCTTTACACCATGTTTATGAGTGGAAGAAAGTCGGAAATAAAACAGCAAGATTATTTGAACTTAATCTGCTATCACAAGAGGGGCTTTCTTTTAAAGTAGGATATAAGTTCAGGCCATCAAAATCATTTGTCCCATCTTCAAGCCATGCTAAGCGCAGACATGTTTTTGCTAATAAAGCTCAAATAATGGAGTCTGGAATTCCTTTAGTAATTTCTCCGAAACATGCACAAAGGCTAGTATTTGAAATAGATGGAGAAACAATATTTATGCCTAAAGGTAAGTCTGTTACTGTAAGACGACCTGGAGGTACTTCAGCAACAAATCAATTTACACTTGCACATGGTAGATTCTTTAGTGGTAATTTAGTTGGTATGTCAATTCGCAAATCTGGCTTTCAAAAAATATTTAATGCTGGAATGGCTAAGGCTTTAAGCGTTCCTACTAATATTAAAAGAGTTCAATTTTCATTTAGCCCTAATTCTGTTAGAAGCCAAGCAGATGCGGCTCTAACACAATCATTTGGGGGAGTACTATGACAGCTAATTATAAATTAGACGCTATGCTAGAACTACGCAAGTTTTTATGGAATGAATTAAAGACCCGTAAGATATTTGATGAAGATGATTATTGGTCAGATAATTTAAATGAGAATGTGATCCCAATTGTTCCTGTACAGCAAACTGCTGAAATGAATCAATTTTTGAGCGGGAAGAAGCATATAGTCTATGACAAGATAGGTATGTCCTATGAAGACAATTGGATGATTTGCTGCGAGCAAATCCTATTTACCATATATTCAACCGACTTTGCCGAAATTAATGAAATTAGGAACTTTATGACAGATCAATTTAGACGTATGGACGAGTCAGCTAGAGATATAAATTATTGGTCTGGACTATCAGATAAGTTCAAATTCCACTCAGTATTCTTGGCAGATATATCCCCTACTGCTCCTTCTGAGGAGCTTCAGGGATTTTTCTCCACAGACGTAATACTTGAAATCAAATATTCAAGAATCTTGGACTCAGTAGGCAGATTCCTCTAGGGTTTGCCTTTTGACCCTTTATAGCCTAAAATTGGATAAGAGGAAAGAAGCCTAGCCAGCTAGATTTTTTTAAAAATTAAATACCACGAATTCCAGGAGGTGGAAATAAAAACATGGCACAAAACGCAGGTAATGCTAAAAACATTCTCGTAGGTGCATCCCCATTGTTCATTTCGAATATCGATTCAACAACAGCAGGATATGCAACATATGAGAATTCAGAGCCAGGAACAACAAATGCAGGAGCATTCGCTACAGGAGTATCCTATACCGACACACTCAATGCAAAAGATTCTGGCACATTTTACTACAGAAACGTAGGATTTACCAACAACGGTCTTCAGATTACATATAATCCAACATATGATTCAGTAACCGTAGACCAGTTGCTTGACACAGCTAAGCTGTTCAAGTCAGCGATGGAGGTTATGATCGCAACAGAAATGTCAGAAGGCACACTAGAGAACACTCTAGTTGTATTCGGACAGCCAGATGATCCAACAAATAACACTGCAATTACTCAGGACAACACCATTATCTCATCAGGTACTGGTACATCCAAGAAAGACACATTGGGTATCGCTGCTGGTGCTCTAGGTATCGCACCTACAGAGCGTCAGTTGGTAGCAGTTGGTCAAGCACCAACTACTGCTGGATCAAAGACAGAGCGTGTATATTATGCACGTCGTGTTCTTTCAGTACAACAGTCACAGTTTACTTTGGCACGTTCTACTCCAACAACATTTCCAGTAACCTTCCGTCTTCTCCCAACCGCTATGTCGGGTTATGAGGGCCAGGAGTACGGCAAGATTATTGACCGTGTATTGGTAGCGTAATAGCTAACTAGTAATTAACAGGGGCCCCCGAATTTCGGGGGCTTTCTGCTTGTGTTTATAATATGCATTTGTTATAATGAATACAACTATCCATAAGGAGGATAAATTGGCTACAACAGTATATAATGTAGAAGAAATTCAACTACAGAGTGGGCAAACAGTAAAGCTCAAACCATTATCGATTAGAGAACTTCGTAAGTTCATGGAAACAATTCAAAAGACAGCAACAGTCACAACTGAAGGTGAAACTCTCACCATTCTTATAGAAGCTTGTGCTATTGCATTAGAAAAGCAATTGCCAGACTTAGTAGCAGACAAAGAAGCGTTAGAGGATGCTCTTGATGTTCCAACTATGAATCGCATTCTAGAAGTTTGTGGTGGAATTAAACTTGACGACCCAAACCTTCTAGCGGCAGCGGTTCTGGCTGGTCAGAACTAGATCTAGCCGCTTTAGAGGGAGAAGTATTTCTCCTAGGACATTGGAAGAATTACCAGGAGTTAGAAGAAAATCTTTCAATGCCAGAACTACTGATGACCTTAGAGGCAATGCGTAAAAAAGAACATAATGAAAAAAAGTTTCAAGCATCGCTAAAGGGAGTAGACATCGGTGAATATCAAGAAGAGAATAGAGGCAGTAAGTTTGATGACATTCGTTTACGGGCAGCAGGAATAGATGCTACTGCAAACGATGTTGTTTCACTCCAAGGTTCATTTGCGGCAGAAGCTGGATTTGGAATTGGGTCAGGCTTAGGATACTCGAAGGAGTAATATAATAAATGGCTGATGAAGTAATCAGTACGAAGATAGTCGCTGATGCCGACTTCTCAAGTCTTATTGCCGATGTGCATAAGGTTACTGCAAGCCTATCTAAATTACAAGAACAACTCGCTAACTCTAATAAGATGTTGGCAAACAATGTTGCTGTAATTAATAGAAACTTTGCAGATACACTTAGAAGTACCAGCCAATTCTCAACACACTTTGTTAGCCTTACTTCTGATGTAGAAAAGTTTGGTAAAAACCTTGATAGTGGAAGATTAAAACTAAGAGACTATTTTAGTACCTATCAAGGTCATATTAAAACATCTGGCGGACTAATTAGAGAACTTGCTAGACAGCAAGTTGCTATGCAAAATGCTATATTGCAACCCCTGGGGCGTAATGCTCAGGGGCTTATGCAATTTAACGTTCATGTCCCTAGAGGATTAGATGAAATAAAGAATAAGACATCTATTGCAAGACAAGAGCTTGCAATTATGAATAAGGTTATTCAAGATGGTGCAGTACAAATTATTAACTGGGGTAAGAATACTCAGTGGGCAGGTCGTCAGTTAACTGTAGGTCTTACGCTTCCATTAGCAACATTTGGAAAGGCGGCAGCAGATGCATTCAAAGTTGCTGATCAAGAATTAACTCGTCTTACTAAGGTTTATGGAGATGTTGCTGGAACATCTGCAGCAGAATTAGGTAAAGTACGTAAAGAAGTAATTGCAACATCAAAAGAATTGTCTTCAGCATATGGTACTAATTTTAGTGAAACAATTGCTCTTTCTGCGGATATAGCGGCTACTGGTAAAAAAGGACAAGAGCTTCTAGACTCAGTAAGAGAAACTAGCCGTCTAGCAATTCTTGGTGAAGTTGATAGAGCCGAAGCTATGAAGGCCACACTTGCAATACAATCAGCATTTAAATCTAATACAGAAGAGCTTGCTAATTCAATTAACTTCCTTAACGCAGTCGAAAACCAAACATCTACAACTCTTAATGACCTTGTAGAAGCAATTCCAAAAGCTGGCCCAGTAATTAAAGGTCTTGGCGGAAGCGTACAAGATTTAGCTCTTTATCTTACGGCTATGCGTGAAGGTGGTATCTCAGCTTCAGAAGGTGCAAATGCTTTAAAGTCTGCACTAGCATCTTTAATTAACCCAACAGATAAAGCTGTAGATAAATTCCAGACACTGGGTATAGATTTACTAGGAATAGTAAATAAAAACGCTGGCGACGTTACAGCAACTCTTTTATCATTACAGGCGGCATTAGATAATTTAAGTCCATTACAAAAACAACAGGCTATAGAGCAGCTATTTGGTAAATTCCAATTCTCACGTCTAAACGCATTATTTGAAAATTTAGGAAGAGAAGGAAGCCAGACACTTCAAGTACTAGACTTGATGAAAGCAAGTACATCTGAATTAGCATCTGTAGCTGGTCGAGAATTAACAGCAGTAACAGAGTCAGCATCTGGTAAGTATCGTAGAGCTTTAGAAAGCCTAAAGGCGGATCTTGCTGGAGTTGGAGAGCAGTTCTTAACAATTGGAACAAAGATAATTACAATAGTTGATAAAGCTCTTAAATTCTTCGAAGGACTACCAAAGCCTATCAAGTCAGCCTTGACGTTTGTCGGAGCATTGACTGCTGTTGCTGGTCCACTTATTATGCTTACTGGTGTTCTAGCTAACTTCTTTGGTTATATATTAAAAGGCATAATGCATATGAAGGCTTTCTTCAAGGGTGGAGAAGGCTGGAAGTATTTAACTCCAGAAATGATGGCAGCAGAAAAAGCTGGTAAATTAATTGAACAAACATTTTACAGTGATGCTAAAGCCGCTTCTATCTTACAACTAGCACTTAAGAATCTTATTGATGAATTTAGTATTCTTGAAGCAAAGGCAAAGTCTGGATCTATTTCTGTAAACCCTGCAGTTTCAACCATGGCTGGAAATTTAATAATGGGTGCTGGTGGTCGTGTAGTAAATCCTCAACACCCATTAGTTGGTCCGATGGGAACTCGTGCTTCAACACATATGGTTCCTCGTGCTTCAATGACAGAAGAACAAAGAATGTCCCAAACAATATTTGGGCTTGTTCCAGGAGCAGTTCCAGTAAATAGAAAAATTGGTGATGCCCCACAGATTTATATGAATGATCCATTGCCACCTGTTCCAGGACTTACTACAATAGGTGGAGTTTCAACTGGCGTAGTTTCTGGTGAGGCGGCAAGATGGCATGCAATGATGGCTACTCTTGCAATGCAGTCTAAGTCAGAAATTGAAGCACTCAAGAAACAAATTGCTACAACTGGAATTGTAAGCAAAGATTTCATGAATCAGTTCGATGATATTTTGCCAGTTGTTTCTGGAATTACAGATAATGCTGCAAAGCAGTCTGCGCTTATAGTTGCAGAACTTCGTGCTGGCAAATTAACTGTTGAGCAGGCTCGTGCTCAAATTATTGCATTGAACCTTGAAGTAGAGAGAATGATTACTGGCGCAGTAACTACTCAAGCAACTGCTATGGGAAGAACAATTAATCCAACAATTGTTCCAACTTTAAATCAGCCAGTAGTTGATGCAACTGGTAAATCAAATATGCGTGAGCTATTTAAGAAGAGCAAAACTCGTGATCTTATTGATAAGGTTGCCCGCTCTCTTGGGGTAAGAACATCTGGCGCTGGATATAATATTGAGACAACTCGTCCTAAGAAATTTAATATGGGTGGAGAAGTATATAGTCTTAATGATGGAAACATTGTTCCAGGACCAAATATAAATGCAGATGTTGTTCCAGCAATGCTAACTCCTGGAGAGTTTGTTGTTAATAGAGAAGCAGCCCAAGCAAATCTTCCGCTTTTAGTGGCAATCAATAACGGCTCTGGTTCAGGTCAGATGGGAATGATGACTGGTGGACAAGCAAGAACCCTAATTAATTTACCTGAAGAATTTTTAAGACGAATCAATTTAATAAGTGGTGCAAGAAGAAGTGATACTAGATCTGCTAGAACAGTATTTAGTCCAGGAGCGCTTAACTATGATCAAATGGGAACAAGAGTAGGAAGAAATGCTATTTGGCAGAACCCAGCACTATCTCTTGGAAAACCAGGACCTGACGAAGTAGTTGGTCACATATATAGTAATCAATTCTATAGACAGTACGGAGGTCCTGGCGGATCTAGCTCTTCTCCACGAGCAACAGGATCACAATTTGAAAGATTAACTGGATTATTGCTGCCTGCATCTAGATCTGGTTATTTGGGAACATATGATATTCTTCCAAATCAGTTTATGACGATTTCTAGATCATTTAATACAAGATTAAATCGAGGTGGTGCATCTCCTGCAGACTGGTTTGCAAGTCCAAGAAAACCAGAACATATGTTGTCCCTCATGCAGTTGCTTACTTCTCAAGGAATTCCTGCTTCAAAAGCACTGCCTATTGCACAAAAAGTTCTTTCTAGAATAAACACAAATATTTCTAGGCTTCCTTCAAATGCAATAATTAATGAAAGAATGTTTGGCAATATCGTAACAAATAGTACAAGACAAGAAATGATGCGACTTAAAGCTATTGGAGAATTAAACGAAAGACAAAATGCTGCAAGCCCAGTATTACCAAGAGGGACATATACTCCTGGAGCCTATATGGGTTATAACAGAAACAGAAGAAATTCAGGTGGAATAATTAGAGGATATAACCGTGGTGGTCTAGTAGGGTACAAAAAGGGTAGCAGAAAGGGCGTAGGAGAGCCAGGAGACGGCGGAATTCCGATGGGTGGAGGAATGGGTACAGCCTTCGCTGGAATGGGCTTAATGAGCGCTGGATCAATGCTTGGTGGAACAGCGGGTCAAGCAATTAGTTATGCTGGAATGGCAATGCAAATGTTGCCTCTATTATCTTTCCTTCCTAAATTACCTACTGCTTTAACAGCAACTATTGGCCCATTTGCAAAAATGGCGGGGGTAGTCTCAAGAGTCTCTGGAAGTCTAACAGGGCTAACTAAAATATTTAATTTAGTATTAAAACCACTATCATTAATTCTTCGTGCAATAAATCCAGTTACAGCAGCACTTACAGTTTTGGCAATAGGCATAAAACTATATGTTGATAACCAAAAGAAAATAGAAGAACAAAATAGAATAACCAGACTAAGTTTTGGTATGACTGCAGATTCTGCTAAAAAAGCAGGATATAACTATACAGATTATAACAAGAGAGTAAAAGATTCTATTGCTAATCTTAAGGCAGTTGCTGAACGAAATAAAATGATTTATGAAAGCATGACTCAGGCTGGCGTTCCATTTAAGATGACAATTGAGCAATATAAGAAGCTCAAAGAAACAGTCAAGGATACAATGGGAGACTATGTTAAATTATTTGATTCAACAAAGGTTAAGGATGTAGGTCAAATTGCTGTACAGCTAAAGGCGCAATTTATGGCTGCTGGCGATAGCGTAGAAGAAGCAACTGCAAAAATTTATACATTAATTGCAATGTCTAATAAAGCTGGCATGGCAGGAGCAGCAATTGGATCTTCGGCATTTAAGGGTATTCAGACAGTACAAGATGCTGCAGAGGCCACCATTAAAACATTTAATGCAGCAACTAAGGTTTCTGACGCTAAGGGCCAAGTAGACGCATTAATGTCTGCATTTACAGCATTAGATGCTGCTACAACTAAAGTTGTCGAAGATAGCAAGAAGAATAGCAAAGACCGTGCTACAGCAACAATAACAGAATATGATGCTGCTACACAAGTGGTTGAAAAAATAAATAATAAGCTCGGCAAGCAAAAGACAATTACATCTGAAATGATTGTTGAACTTAGCAAGATGAACCCAGAGCTTGGTCAAATTCTTAGCACTTCAGACACAGTTGTTAGCGCATTCCAGAAATTGAAGCTATTATCATCTGGAATAAATATCGATGTGTCTCAGCTAAGTGGAACAGCAGCAGCTGCAGCAGCTCAAATAGTTTCTTCAGTTCAAGCGGCAGTAAGAAATAATAATTTAGTTAAAAAACAGGTAGCTGCATATCAAGCACTAAAGAATCAGATTTCGGCGGCTGAAAAAGCACAGCGTGGAATGAGTGCTAAGCAAGAGATTGATTCTAGAAAGGCTATAGAGTCTTTACAGAAGAGAATTAATCTAATTAAAGAAGAAGCAAAGACAAAGATCGATGCTATTAGAAAACAAACAGAATTAGAGAATGCGGATCTAGAAATTCAAAAAGAGCAGTTGGCAGCATCTCAGGCCTTGGTATCTGGAGATATGTCTGGCTATGCTCAATCTCAATTAAATATAAAGCAGCTAATTAATACACAGCAACAAAAGGCTGCAGAAGAAGCAATTACTGCAAAAGCTGAATTAGATATTAAGCCTCTTCAAGATCAAATTGATGCGCTTCAAAACAAAAATCAAAAGCTTGCAGATAGCGCTGCTTTGGCTGGAGATAGACTTGCAGTTCTTCAGAAGAGAGCTTCAACATTAAATGATAATTTAACAACTTATACAACTAACCTAGATAACCTTGCCTTCAAGGTTAAAACTCTTGGAGATAGTTTTAAGGGTAGCGATGAATATAAAGAGGCCATGGCTGCTCTAAAGGTTGCTGGAGAAAAGTTAGGAATTAAAGCTGATCCAGAAAAGGTATTGAATGATATTGTAAAGGGTCTAGGCAATATAAGCACAGACCTTGTAAATGTTTATCTAGCTGGCGGAGGAAAAGCCGCAAGCTTTGGACAGGGCGGAACATCTGCTAATCCAAGAAACTTAGGAATGTCTCCAACAGATTTAAGAAGCTGGAGTAACCCTTTTAGCAAGGGCCCAACAAGCGCAAGAGAAGTCGTTAAGGATCAGGCAAAAACTTATGGGGTTTTACCAGGAGAATACTTTACGCTTAAAGATAGTAGCGGAAAAGAATATAAATTTAAAATGCGTGAAGACGGAAACATTACAATGGTTTCTGATCCATATGAGGTTAAAAGAGCAATGGGCGGAAGAATTGTTCCTGGAGTCCAATATGCTTTAAATGACGGCGGTAAAGTAGAAGGAATTAAATTTGATAGACCTGGAATGGTATATCCAAATGCTAGCACAATGCCAAGATATAATATCCCCACAAATACTATCTCTGGCCTAAATAACCACCATAATAATTCATACAATAATAACGTCTACAATATAGATATTGCTTTAAATGGAACAAATGTTACAGTAGATGATGTAATGAGAAGCTTTAAGTCCGAACTCGCCCTAATTAATGCTAAAGAGGGCAGAACTAGAATAGCAGGAGGCAAATACTGATGGCAATGATTCTACCTAGAGGATCAATCCTTTTAATTGAGGCTAAGGATTTATTGGCTACCCCTGCTGGAACTACTAAAATTTGGAATAAGGTTACAGAACATAATAGAGCAGAATTTACAATGGATCCTGAAAGAATTGAGAAGACGGTAAGAACTTCAAATGGATCGCTTAGAAAAAACCACATAGCAGACAAGATGAACTTCAACCTATCTTGGTCTATGCTTCCTTCATATAGAACATTAACCGTAGATGGCGCATGGGGAGCAGAGGATCTGAGATCTTTCTATTTAAGCGATGATGGTAAAAAAGAATTTAATATTAAAGTAAATTTAGCAAAGGCTGGATCAGATCAGTCGTCTTCTGGTTTTGAATCTTACACTGTTGTATTTACTTCATGTAATTTTACGGTAGTAAAAAGAGGTTTACAGCCACACTGGAACGTCTCAGTATCTATGAGTGAGGTATAATGCCAATAGCAACTACCACCGCAAAAGATATTTTAGATCAAAGCGTAACCATTAGAGATGGTATTGGGTGCACAATAGAACACAATATGAACTCTCTAGTAGATAATATTACAGTAACTGGTGCTGAGTATACTGCTGCAGATGGAAGCAAGCCATTTAAAAAGCTGTTTCCTATAGATTCAGTATTAAAAGCTTTTAGGCCTGTAGGGGCGGGAGTAAAATATGCAATATCTGGAGATGTCTCTACAGCCACATACCATAATCCAAAAGCATACACATATGCAGTAAACTACAGAACATATTATCCTGGAACTGAAACATATTATAAATATTATCTATGCCCTAAAGGACAGGGCGCTGACATTACTGTAACATATCCGCAAACAATTTTGGCTAATAAGATAGTAGTCAAATTTGAAATATCGCATGCCGTCCCAGGAACATGGACACTATATAGTGGAGCAACACAGATAGCTACAGGAACATCTTCTAACATAGTGGCATTTGGAAGCGAAGTATATAACGCTGGCACACTAACTTTATATTATAATGGAACATCATGGTCTACTACAGAGCCATCAACAATTCCTGCTCCCACTACGATCAATTCCTTGAGATTAACAACTTCTGGAGTATCTGATAAATATATAGCTGTTGTAGAAATATCTCCACGATGGGTATCAGACTTAACTGATAGATTAATTCAGTTTTCTATTGATAAAGAAACTTCTTCCAGCGTAGATGACATTTTGCCAGTAGGAAGAGTTACGGCAAATTCTCTAAAACTAGATATGGTTTCATACGAAGATGCGAGAGTTGTAAATTCATATATTAAGGGCCAAGCATTTAGTGCTTCTAAAATTTATTTATATAGAAATGCAGAAATAAGACCATACTATAAGCTATATTATACTGGTGCACCACTTAGTGATTCTAAGGGGTCTTATGAAAAAATAAATCAGGGCGTTTACTTCTTGGATAACTGGGACACTTCTGAGCACGGCGATGTTGGATTAACTGCATTAGACGGTGCAAAGTTTCTTCAAGAAACAATTGCTCCAAATATATTGTGCATAGATTATTCTGCTACTGCTATTATTCGTAGACTTCTAGATAGCATTGGGTTTACTAATTATAAGATAAATATTAAAAAAGATATATCAGGCAATATTACAGACACTTCTGTATTTAGCCCATCATATTGGTGGACGGATGATAGGGTTCCAGTATGGAATTCAATCCAAGAACTTTGCAGAGATGCACAGATGGTAGCATGTTTTGATGATAATAACGTCTTGCAGTTCTATACAAGAGACTTCCTATTTGATACTACAAGAACTTCTAGTTGGAACTTTAGACATGCCGCTAGTGGTAATTTATTGCCAAATATAATTTCATTACAAAAGAGGGATATATCTACGGCAAATCAGATTAAGGTTCTATGGGCTACAAGATATTCTAATGAAGTTTATCCTGGAAATGCTCAGCCTCTATGGCAGTCTGGAACAGACTTTATTGGAGCATTTAATTTAGAAGAAACATTAAGCTCTACAGCAGGCGCTGGAGACTTTATGAAAATGTATGCAGTAAAAGAAACTCTTAGAGGCAATCAGATATTTTATAGAAATAGCGGATACGTAGTAATTAATTCTGAAATTATAGAATTTGATGGCGTAGAATATTCTTATTATGATAGAACTGGAACTAGAAAAACAATTGTTGCTACAAACTACGGTGGCATACAAAAAATTCTAGGAGATATTAAGCCTGGACAAAATCCGCTAACAGTTATTGAACAAACTGGAAGAGTAAGAATTAAGTCTAGAGGAGCTTTTGGAACAAAAGTTGCAAACCATCCAGCAAATATAGAAACTACAATCCAATCTTGGAATGTATATGACACTACCTGGGAGATTTCATAATGCCATATAATGTAAATTATGACATGGGTAATATAAAAGTAGAAGCCCTATCAACATCTATTACCGTAACTTGTAATAAGGCATATTATGCAAATGTACCTAAAAGCTACAAGGTTCAGGTATATGGCGGATCAGCACTTACAACTTTAATTGCTGAAAAAACAGAGAATGATAATAGTATATATTTTGGTCCAACAAATGGAATTGTTAAAAACACTAAGTATAAGATTATTGTAAGAGCATTTCAAAATTTAAATGGTGGCGGAGATTATGGAAATACCGTAAGCGGAACTGTAACAACTCCAATTCCAGGCGGCGGATCTCATCCTAAGTCTACTAAAAAAGTTACATCAACCTTTTCAAGCTCTAAAACAGTAAGCCCTAGCTTTGGCGCAAATAACGCTAGCAGTGGAGTAGTAAATAGCCATCTTAATGATTTAAATAATTTGCCTGGATCAGTAAATAATCCTTCTAATACTGGATCTAAAACAAAAAATAAGATATCTAATACACAAGAAACGCCAGCCAAAGAAGTTGCGGAAGGTGTTCAAAACTCTACATTTGAATTTAATAAAGGCTCATCTATAAAATCAGTCGGCAATAACTCTATTCAAAGAGGAACACTTGTACTAGACAGCAAAAATAAAAAGATAAATCAGGCAACAATTGCAACAAAAGATACTGGCATATCCACTTCAGCTACCTACTATGCATTTGGCACTGGGTTGTTTTTTGGCAGCGATTTAGACAAAGTAAATTCTTCAGGCGGGCTTGGAGTATTTACAGATGCTTCTGGTCTTAACGGATATTTTATTAAACTAGAGTCGACGGACGTTGTTGGAACGGAAAAGAAACAGCTTAGACTATTGAAGTCTATTAGTGGAAATTTACGAAGAATTGATGCGGAGGCGGGAGTCAAAGAATTAGCCCTAGTTTATGGAGCAACATTATATAGACTAGATGTATTTATTAAGGCTACTTCAACTGCAAATGAAATATTTATTTCGGTAAATGGTAATACTTTAATTCACACAGATGAGGATGTTGCTAATACAGACGATCCATTTAAAAAGAAAATAGACCCAACATCATATATATCTTTATTCTGTAATCTTGGTCAGACATATTTTGATTATGCATATGCAACTGTAATTACAGAAAAGGATTATGAGGATAAGGTAAATAAGATTAGATATAAGGGTCAGACTGGAGATGCCACCCTAAGTGCTTTATTCGGAGAAAGAATAATTAGTAACTTTGATAAGTTAAGTGTACCTGGAGGGTATCTAGAGGAGTTTGGTCCAACTGCTAGAGAAATAATTAGAACAAATGTTAAGTTTGAAAATAGACCAGGCTTCCCATTAAAGGTAAGCACTGGGATTAATCCATATGTCCAGGTGCTTGGATCTAAGATGAACTCGTTTGGTGCAGACGTTTATGTATTAAATAATGCTGGAACATTCATGCCTCTTGCTGGCGGACCACACACATATTCAATTTGGGGTAATTATGTTTCAGAGCCAGGAGCACAAGAATATTCTGAAGACCTATATGCTACAAACACATACACCTCACCAGACCCAGTCACATTTGAATCTAAATGGATTCAAAATGAGCCAGATGCAAAATCATTAGCTTCCTTTATAAAAACTCAATGGTCTAAGCAGCAGTCTGTAATTGAGTTAGAAGTTTTTGGAAACCCTCTAGTTTCAGTAGGAGAAATTATTACAGTTAATTATCCAGATAATAATTTAACTGGATCTGAAAAGTTTTTAGTAACAAGCGTTAATCTAGGATTCGGAGAGGAGACAACTACTAGGATATCAGCCCGTTCAATTTATAGCTGATAAATGGTATAATCAAAATATGGCCAAAGAGAATGCTAAATCCAATACTGGGATTCCAGTAAATCCGACTGTTGTCTTGTTTTCTGGAGACCCCCTGGCCTCTGTTTTAAATAAGTCATTCGTAACAACAATTCCTGGATTTAATCTAGGAGCTTATGTTTCAGGATTTGACGTTGATGGATCTACTGATGATGTGGATGCAGAAGACCTTTTTACAATGGATGATGAATTTTCAGATGATGAAAACCAGTCCAGCGAAGATGATGGAAGCCCAGATGATCCTGAGTCTAAAAATTTATCAGCTCCATCACTGTCTGATATATCATTAATTTCAAACGAAGTTAAATATGATGCGGCTGGGAATCCATATGCAGAAGTCGTTATAAGGGTAATGAATTCAAGTGGTGTTACTTTAAAAGGAATTAGAGCAAAGGTAGGTAAGGCTTAATGATAACTAAATTTGGTAAGAGATTCCTGACTAATTATTTAGCAGGCAACTCAAACTTTTCTCAAAAAGACCTAGCGTTTGGAATAAGTTCAGCAACTCCAAATGTGAATGGCGATGACACAAAGCTAGGTTTTGAGGTTTATAGAATAGCTGCTAATTTGTCTAGCGTTGATATTACACAAACTGGAGTCGATGGCGGCGGGAATCCAATATACTCCTATTCAGTAGTATATAGAACAACTCTTCCACAATCATTTTCTGGAGTAATATCAGAAATAGGCCTATACCCAGGAACAAGAGCATCTATTAATAATTTTGATAGCAAGCTATTATCAACATTTGATGATCCATTTTTATGGCAGGATAGCAATGGAGCCCATCCATCACTTCAGGCAAATACAGTTGATGCAAGTGGCAACTACACATTCTTGTCTAAGTTAGGCGAAAATATGATTGGTATTACTGCTGATCAAAGTTCAACAAAAGAATATAAATCTATTCAAGCAGCTTTAGATATATCTGGATATAGCATCAATGATAGCCTATCTATTGCGTATAAAAAAGCCGATGCAAACTTAAGCAATATTGTTGTAAAGTTTTATAGTTCAGATAATGATTATTATTCAATTACATTTTCAGCAGCTTCTGGCACAGGAGATAAAATTGGATCTTTAACATTAAATAATTTATTTGATAATCCTACTGGAACCCCAGACCCAACTAGTATTACAAGAATTGGAGTATCTGTAACTGCAACATCTGGCGGAAGCACCACAGTATACTTTGATGCACTAAGAGTAAATGACGAGGACACATTTGATCCAGTTTATGGATTAATTTCAAGATCTGTTTATACTACTGGTAATGAACTAATAAAGCCTTCAGGTAGACCAGTAGACGTAGAGTATAAACTAACATTAGGATTTTAGCATATGTCAAGACCAGATGATTTGTCGGGTGGCTATGTACCAAGTGATCTAGCCGTAACTGGAAAAACAATAGTTAATAAGGCCTACCTTGACTTACCATTTTCAAATCTTGCAATCGGAACAAAATATAACTTTCAATTTAGCTATGTAGACCTAAATGATAATCAATCAGATTTTTCTCCAGTATTTCAAGTAACAACAAGTAATATATCTGCAATTCAAAAGCCAAGATTTACTTCAGACGATTTAACATATACAACAAACACCCTTTTAGTTTCTTGGAATGGCAAAGATTATTTAAATCAAGACTACGATAAAAGATTTGCACGTATAGATATTTATGCAAAAGGCGGAAGCTTTGGACCAGCATATAAGGTTGTTGGACAATTTTTAAAAGCTGGAACACAAACAATTACATCTTTAGCAGGACAATATTGGGTTAAGCTGCAAGCAGTCTCAGTAAATGGCGTGGTATCAGATTTTAGTGCTGAGCAAACCATTATTACAGAAAGTCCAATTGTTGTAGATACTGATCCACCACCAAACCCAAGCGGAGTTACTGTTTTAACTGGAGTAGATCCTAAAGATCAAACAGGGTTCAGTGCTTATGCCACTTTCTCTTGGACACATCATCCAAATGCGGCAACAAACGGAACTCGTGGATATCGTATAAGATGGACATATGACACAACAAATCCAATATACGAATACGGCTTTGTAGACTATCCTAATAATTCATATACAGCAACTGGATTAATTCCTAACGTTGAATATAGTTATCAGGTTGCATCTGTAGATCAATTTAATAATACTCAATCTTACTATACTGGTGGAACATTTACTGCATCAGATCCAACAAATCCAGATGGATGGGCAAGACTTAAATCATATCTATCTATCGGTGGAGCAACTGGCGATCTGTTTAAGTTTGGTACAGGAATTCCTTCAAGCATAAATACTAGCTTAACAACAACACCATCTCTTACATCTGGAAACTATAATGGAATTATTCTAAACAAAACTGGGAATAATAATAACTATTGGTTAACAACAGGACAATTTAGAGTTGGCGGAAATACTCAGTTTATGTATTGGGATGGAACTAATCTTTCTATAACTGGAGATCTTGGCGTTGGTGGCGGAGCAACAATTGCTGGAAATCTATTTATGAAAACATCTGGAGCATCTATATATTCTGGTTCTTTAACGGCAGGAGCATTGGCAGTAGGAACTGCAGGATATATTTTAAATAATGATGGCCTTCTAGTACAAAATAATGAAACTGGAACAAATAGAAAATATGTAAGAATTGATCCAGCAACTGGAACCCTATTTGCAAATAATGCTCAAATAACTGGAAATGTTGTAATTACTGGTGGATCAACAAAAACTGCAATTGATGATGCTGCATCTGCTGCTTCAGCAGCAAGTTCTGCTGCTGCAAATGCATCTGCTGCTGCTGCAAGTAAAAATAAAACATTTACGCAAAGCAGTGCTCCAACAAATCCAATATCTGGGTATAGTCTTGTAGCTGGAGATATTTGGTTTGATGATGATGATGGATATAGACAATATAGATGGAATGGTTCATCATGGGTAGATGTTAGAGATACTGGAATTAGTGCAGCTCAAGCAGCGGCATTAAATTCATTGCAAA